TCTTATAAAAAAAGGACTCTATTCAAACATCAACGCTAAACGTGAACGTATTGCTGCTGGCAGCAAGGAAAAGATGCGCAAGCCGGGAGCCAAGGGCGCTCCAACAGCAAAGGCGTTTAAGCAAGCTGCCAAGACCGCAAAGAAGAAGTAACTTATGAAGTACCTACTTGAACGACTGAAGGAGCCGTCCACCTGGCGCGGCTTGCTGGCGCTGCTAACGGCAGTTGGCGTTAAGCTTCATCCAGAGATGCAAGAGGCTATCTTAGCAACCGGATTGGCGCTAATTGGCATGATCAACGTCTTCCGTAAAGAATCAAATGATACCAAACCTGCTGCAAATCCTGCGTCTGTGGCTGGAGATCAAGGCTAAGCGAGCCTCGTGGGAGCTGGAGCGCGACATAGCTAAGTACTGCGATGATGTCGAAACTCAGATCATTGAAGCTAGGGCCAGTGGCCGCGATGCTCTTGCTGACAGGTTGCGCCACCAGTTCACCCGTTCCAGCAAGATACTTGTATCCACCCAACAAGGAGATACTTGAGCTCCAGGCCGGTCAGACGTACACTGCTGAGGTGGCACAGAAATGGCATTTAGACTCTCGATACCAGAGACTTGAACTGGAGTTAATTGATGCCGTTTCTGTTGCCAAGCAATCTCAACATAGACAATGAACTCTCAAGACAAATGGAAAGTCCAACGGAAATAATAGAAGACCTTAAGGAGATTGGCTCCGTGCTAGGAGTCAATTTTGCTGCCGTTGCTTTATCTTTGTCTGAGATTGAACAGACAGTTCGCATTGTTGGTGGAGTTTCTGCAATTGTTTACACCTTAGTCAAAATTTATAAACTGCTTCGTAAATGATTGACGAGCGATCGGCTAAATATATTGACACATTACTCCCTGAAGCAAGGGATGCCTTTGTGAACTTTATTATCGACGCAAAGGAGTTGGTTGCCAAACAGGGACTGGACTACAAGATTATCTGTGGCACTCGTTCTTGGGAGCAGCAAGAGGCATTGTATGCCAAGGGACGCACTGCGCCTGGGCCAAAGGTGACTAACGCCAAGCCTGGCTCAAGTATGCATAACTTTGGGCTGGCTATCGACTGTGGCGTGTTTAAAGGGAAAGTATATATGGATGACAGTACTCCTGCGGACCAAAAGACTGCTGATCTAATGCACAAGCAGGCTGGAACGCTGGCTGTAAAACACAAACTGCGTTGGGGTGGCAACTTTAAATCGCTTTATGATGCGCCTCATTTTGAGTACAATACTCCTTACACTCTTAGTGAGCTGTGCGCTCGCAGAGAAGCCAAGAAATCCTTAATCGCTTAATCTTATGCCTAAGTCAATGTTTGATATCTTTAGTGGCAGCTTTAACGGAAAGGCTTGTTCTTGTCCAGAGTGTGAATCTGCAATGCAATCCAATGGCTGTTGCTCAGAGTGTGGTTATGGCGAAGAGGAAGACATGATGGAGGAAGAGGAGGACTACAGCGCGGAAGACATGCACAAAGAGCGCATGATTGAGATTCGCGATGATCTACAGCGGCTTGTTGACAAGATGAGCAAGCTGGCTGGAGACAAAAAGGAAGAAGAGCCTGAGAATAAAAGCTACATGTTTCCAACGGTTTTTGCGGTAAGAAGGACGGCGGCACCTAACTAACAATGGCACAACAAACACAGGCTGAAGGTGATGACATGTTCATCGGATTTGCAAGTCGTCTTGACCCTGCAAACCTAAGGCCTGGCATGCTGCAAGCAAGCTTTAATGCTCGCCTGCAACGTGGCGTTGCGCAGCCTCGCAAGGGCACTAAGCGCCTTACTGAGACTGACCTTATTGGGTTAACGATGGTTGGCTCAGGACTGTATGTTGACGGTGAAGGCCGTGATAACATTGTGATGGTTTTTACGGATAAGATGTATCTGTACAAGCCAGCTCAAGGCTCAGAACCAGAAGCATTGTCTTTGGCATACGACTTCCCTCCCGGTCGCGTGATTGAAGAGGGCGGCATCTGCGATGTGGTAACGGCGCTGAACAAGATCTACATCTTTCGTGGCAAGTACGACAGGACGACGTTTGTTGCCACTGAGTCGAATGGTGACATTAGTGCAGGCGCAACTGGGACAATCACGATCACGACAACGCTGCCACACGGTTACTCTAACGGCGACGAAGTCACCATCGGGCGCACAGACGGCTCAGACACGGCTGGGCAGGCTGTCACTGGCAGCTATGTCATCACGGTGACTGGCGCAAACACGTTCACGTTTCAGTACACAAACAATACCGGCGTTACCTACGCAGCCAGGACTACACAGGCAGGCTGGAACACTCGTCGTGGGCTTCCGCCGCTTATCTGGCAGGAGGGACTAGCGGATCTAATTTACGCAGAGCAGAAGTTTACTGTGGACGGTGGAACAGTGACAGGGATCACGCAATCTGTGCCATGCGCGGACTTTGGCCTGTACTTCCAGAACCGGCTTATCCTTAAGTTCGGCGACTATCAGATACTCGTTAGCGACATCTTGAGCGAGCAATGCGACACGACGCTGAACAACTTCGTCATCAATACCGGCGGGAACGACTCGATTGTAGGCGTGCTGCCGTGGGTGCAGGACCAGTTCTTGGTCTTTATGACCAACAGCATCTACATTGTTTTTGTTGAGACTGACAACTTTGACATCAACTCGCCTCCTGGGGTTAACAGCAGCACAACGGTAGTTACCACCGAGATTGGCTGCTTGGCTAGACGGTCAATTGTGGCCGCTGGTCAGTTTGTGTTCTTCTTGTCTGCCAATGGCGTTCACATGCTGACGCCACAGCTTGATCTTAAGCTGCTCGGAAACACGCTTCCGTTAAGCGAGCCAATTGCAGACTTCTTTGAGACAGTTAACTACAATACTGTTCAAGAATCAGTAGCAACTTACTATAGCAACCGCTTCTACATTGCGATGCCTACTGGCTCGTCTGTTAGAAATGACAAGATCCTTGTATATAATACGCTGAACCAAAATTGGGAGTCGATTGACTATTATCCTACGGGCTTATTCTCAGATAACTTGATCTTGTCCGCGTATATCAATCAACGCCGATTGATGATTATTACCAACTTTGCAGGTGAAGGGCAGTACGGTGGCGTGTTCTTGTCAGAAGAAGAAACTCAAGGTGACGAGTTTAACACGTTTAATGCTACGCCTGCTTTGCCGTTTAACTTATTCCCAGAGTCCAGCCAGATCACTGAGTCTACCCTAATACCCAACACACAGAACTTTGTGCATATACCTGCGTCTGTCCAGACTAGAGAGTATGCGTTTGGCGGGACTTCCGAGAAACGGTTTAGCCGAGGTGAGTTTACCTTTAACAACGTCTCAAATGACTTTGTGCAAATTGACGCAACCACTTACGACCCGGATGCCACCGAGACTGTGCTTGAATACAGCTTTAGCGGCAACACAGACGGAACGCTACGGCCACGTATTGCTGCTAGGGGGACATCAATAGCCTGTACAGTTAATTTTGTGGTTGGAAGACCAGCCTTGAAAAGTGTTGCTGTATATGCTATAGCAGCGAATAGACCAATGATTTCTCAGGAGTAATTTATGCCAGGACTACAAATCCAAAAAGGAACGACATACGTCAATTACCCTACGGTGGGCACTAACCAAGTGACCGCTGAGAACCTAAACGCCCATGTCGATAACGCGGAGTTGCTGCCGGGGGCTATCTCCGCGCAGGCTGAATCTCCTGCGCAGATTGGCGACTACCTTATCGCTGAACGCAGTGGGTCTTTGTTTAAATATGCCTTAACCAGTGTTAAGGATTTGTTCGCCTCATATTTTCCGTTGCGTGCAGGAGCCGCAATGACTGGTGAATTGACACTTTCAAGTAGTACTCCAAGTGCATCCTTGGTTGCAGCAAGCAAAGGTTACGTAGACTCTACGACTGCTGGAGCTACGCTTGTTGGCGCTGTCGTCATGTGGGGTGGGTCCGCAATTCCAGCAGGCTGGCTAGAGATGAATGGGCAGGCATCTCCTTCGTCATTGGTGCCGATTTATGGAGCTACTCTTCCAGATCTGCGCGGTGAATTTGTTCGTGGGTGGGACAATGGACGAGGAGTGGACGGTGGTCGCCAACTAAGGTCAGCTCAAGGGCAGGATATTCAACCACACACTCACGCGCCTCCCGCTGGATATCAATATGTAACAGATCCATTTACTGGAGATGGAACGATAGATGGATCTAATCATACAGGCTCGGGCGAAAGAAATGCAGCAGCACCGCCCTCTGCAGTAAATGCCGGAACTGAAACTCGGCCGCGCAACGTGGCGCTCATGTTCATCGTTAAGACCTAATGACGCTAGAGAAATGGGAAGACTTTCTTAAGCTTGCAAACCATGTCGCACACAAATATCCATACTTGTTTCAAACAACAGATGCAGATGTTTTGCGTGAGTATCTTTCGTTTCATCAACTCCATGGAAATCTGTTCATCGTCGATGGCGCGTTCATGGTCCTTCATCCAGTTCTTGAAAAGGAAGATGATTTTGATTGGACTCAGCCTGAAAGTAACATTTACAAGGCAGATGTATTGTATGCAACTAGCAAAGATGCTGTTAAAATACTACTGCAAGAAATTGCAAAGGCTGACCGCAAAATGGAAAAAGTATATGCAAATCGCAGGGGAAGGTTCATTGAGTGGGACGCTAGGCTAACTATAAGATTTTTTGTATGGGAAAGAAAAAAGCACCTACACCTCCAAACCCCGTAACCAAAAGTTACGCGGAACAGCTTCAGGAAACACTTGCAGCACAGAAACAGGCTGCTCCCGAGTTGTTTGCCCTGAGCCAAGAGTACATTCCCAAATACGCAGAGCTTGAGTCGCAGGTAGCTACACAGATTGCGCAAGCTGACCTTTCACGCACGCAAGGCTTGCTGCCGGGCTACACCGGCCTAGAGGCTGACTACGCCAGAGCAAGACAACAGAACCAGCAGCAGGCCCTACAGGAGCGTGGCGCAGGCTTTGTTGGCGCATACCAGGCGGCAGGCGGAGCGCAGAACTTGCTGAGTGGACTTCAAGGCTACGCAGAGCAGCAGCAAGCTTTGGGTGGGAACATATCACCTGAAGAGCAGCGTATGCTTGATCAGCAGGCTCGCGCTGGATATGCCGCTCGTGGAACTGCACTTGGCGGACAGTCTAACTTAGCAGAAGTGATGAACCGCTACTCATATCGCACTGGCCGTGAGCGTGAGCGGCAGGGCTACGCTGCGCAGACTGCTGGTTTCTTGCAGCAGCAGGCTGCTCCAGCGATGGCTGCTTTCCAGTCTACACCTGACTTTGCTGGCTTGCTTGGCGGATCTACGCAGCAGACATACGCCCAGCAACAGTTAGCTGGCCCGCAATACTTCAACCCTGAGTCTGCTTTAAGCGCGCAGATTGGCTCACAGAATTTGCAGGCCCTTAATCAGTATAATCTCGCTAAATGGAAAGCCGATAACTCCAAGAGTAAGGGTTATGGGGGGGTAATTGGAACTGCACTTGGTGCAGGAGCAGGATTTCTTGTTGGCGGTCCGGCGGGAGCTGTTGCGGGCGGAGCGATTGGAGGACAAGTTGGAGGTTCATTTTAATTATGGCATTACCTAATCAACCCTTTGCAGGTGGCGGCGGATATGGAAGCATTATGTCTCCATATTACCAACAAGTGTCTCAACAAGTAGGAGACGAGTACATTGCTAGAGAGAATGCTAAAGTTGACTCAACTCAACAGGCGTTAAACTCTGTTATTGGAATGGGCGCAAAAGCAGGTGGTGCAGATCCATCAATGGCTGCGAAGATGCTTCCAAGTTCAGTAAATGATTACTACGCTCAGTCTAGCGAGCTAGATAAGAAGTCGAATGCTACCAAGAAGATGCTTGAGCTTAATCCGGAGATGTTTGGGCTAAGCCAAGATCAAGTTAAGCAAATGAGTGATGTGACCAGCAAGATGAGCAGCACTGAGCGAGGTGCGTTCTTTCAGAACTATGTGCCTACGCTGTTTAAGGCGCAGCAGGCCAAGCTAGAGCAGGCTGGCGCATTGCAGCGTTCTGAAATTGGCGTTGGCCCACAGTATGCTAACATTGAAGAGCAGAAGCGCCAGCGTCAAGCAGAGCAGGACCGCTACAATAGGACCAACGAACAGCTTGAAAAATTTAAATCTAATGTAAGCGGATTTAGGTCAATGTTTGAAAGATAACAACGTATGGCATCACTATCAGATTACGTTCTAGAGCTTTTCCCGACTAAGCCTTCCAAGCTAGAGCGTCAAGCTTCATCGGTCGCGCAGTTTATTCAACAGACACCCATTGAAGAGTCTGCTATTCCCGGCACGGAACAAGTGGTTGCTGCCGCTACAAGCATGGAGCCTACGCCAGCCCCAACGCAACAGCAGGCCGTCGCCGCAGCGTTTCCGTTTGACGACTTTGCCAAGAAGGCAACAATGGCGCAGCAAACTCGCAGAGAACTTTCGTCTCAGATTAACTCGATTGTGATGGGCGCGCCAAAGGACATGCGCGATGATTTGCGTAAGTCGCTTGAGTCTGAGATAGACTTTATTCCAAAGGATACGCCAAGTATTGATTCCTTTTTAAGTAAAAATCCATTACTTAAACCAATTACTGAAAAGATTCAATCTGCTAGCACTGGAAGGTTTAGATCAATTTCAGACTCAAAGTCTATAGTAGACTTAATTGATTATAAACTTGAAAACGCGCCTAAAAACAAAGACAAGCGTGACGTTTATTTTGCCGATCTTGCAAGAGAACTTGCTTCTCAAGGTAAAATTTACAATGCCTCTTTGTCGGATAATCCAGATGCGCTATCAGAAGGTGAAGCAAAACGTGTTTTACCAACGCTTGAGTCTTCAGTGGTTGATATAACAAATTTACTTCAAAGCGGAAAATCTGTTTTTCCAAAAATTGAATCTGGAATCAAAAAGTACAAAGAACAAGTTCAAACAGTTCACGACTACATGGTGAACAGATCAAGATCTCAGTTTAACTCTATTGCAAAGCAAACCAGCCCTGAAATTGCAGAGTCGCTTGGATTGGATGTTAATTCAATAAAACCTTATAATCCATCTCTTGCTGTTCCTGTTATCAGCAGACAAAACCCAGGCGGCTTTAGCAGAGAACAGCTTTTAATGGACGCAAAGCGGCGAGGACTTATTAAGTAATATGGCTGACATTTCACAGTTAAGTGACGAGCAGTTAATCTCGCTTCTGCAACAAACGGAGCCGGAGCGTCCTCCTGCGTCTGGTTTTGAATCTAGGTTTACAGATGTTACTGGATACTTAAACCCAAAGCAACTTGGCGACACGCCCAAAGAGATACTTGACACTGCTGTAGCTGAAGGATTGATCTCGCCAACGTACACGCCAGCAGATAACGACACGGACGAGTTCTCGACAGCCTGGAGGGAATATCAAGAAGAGATGGCACCTAGTGCGGCTGGGGCTGCATTTCGGGGCGCTACACGGGCGATTATCCCTACGCTTGGCGGTATTGCCGGTGGAGCCGCTGGGAGCGTTGTTCCAGTGCCGGGGGCGGCTATAGTTGGCGGCATGGCTGGGGCAATGGCTGGCTCTGCGCTGCAAGAGAAGATGATGCCAATGTCCACGGAGGAGCAGGCTCAAGCTCAGTTTGACGTTGCATCAAGAGGGACTCGATATTCACGGATGGCCGGTGAGGTTATCCCTCAGTTCTTGGTAGCTCGACCAGCGGTTTCTACCATTGGCAAAGCACTAGCAGGCGATGTGGCTGCTGCAAAAAGCCTAGCAGTTGGCGCTGGATTTGGTGCTGGAGTTTCATTGGCAGGCAGTGCAGTTCAAAAAGAACTACCAGATCTTGAGCGGTTAGCCTTCGACACGATAATCGGCGCTGTACTGGAGCCGTCGCGATTTGGACAGAAGCTGTTCGACCGCACTGCTCGACAGGATATTGCGGCACAACAGGCAGCGACGAACGTGATGGGCAAGTTTGTAAGCGATAGGGAAAGTGCTATTGCCAAGCTGTCTGAGTCTGGAAAATTTGCTGGCGAAGGCGTGCGTCCATTGTCTGGAGACGTTGTTGGGGATGAAGGATTCCTTGGCTTGCAACAGGCGTTACGCAACCGTGAATCTGAACTAAGGAACATCGACCAAGCCAGCGCGGAGGCTTTAGCTAAAGGCGTTGATGTGACACTTGAGCCAACTGCGCTTTCGCCATTGCGAACACAAGAAATCTTTGCTTCTCAAAACGAGGGCATGCTTGCAAGAGCGCAAGAGGCTTACGATGGCTTAATAAGGCAAGGTGACACGGCTTCTGCAAACATCATGCGTCAAGCACAGGAGTTGGTAGATAACCAAATGACCTTAGTGAACGACGGCGTAAAAACTGCTGAGCATGGAAATGCTACTATAGCATTATTGCTGCAACGCGCTGAGTCTGAAATTGCTCAAAGAAGAGGCGATCAGACAGCGTCTGGCAAGGTTGTGTCTAAGGCACTTAATGCTGAAGAAAGAAACGCTTATCAAGACGCAAAGGCTCCATGGGATGAAATAAGTACATTGGGCTTTACGACTAACTTTGCAAACGCAAGAACTGCTGTTAAAAAAATATTAAAAGAAGTTGTTTTAAACAATCCTCCAGCAGAAGTTTTAGCTTTATTAAAAAAATACAAAGATCCAAAAAAGAAAGTTCCTGCTGATCAATTAATTACAGCAATTCAAGAAGTTGGATCAGCTCAGGCCCAACAACAAGGGCCCGGAGGGAACACAAACACAGCAAGACTTTTGGGTGATTTTAGAGAGGCATTAGAAGCCGATCTTGATGTTCTTGGCGAATTGTCTCCTAAAGTTAAAGAAGCAAGAGCTGCATGGAAAGTATACGCAGAAAAGTACCTAAACAAGGCTTCAGGGCAAGTACTAGCTAGAAAATCAAATATAGAACCGTCTCAAACAATTGAAGCATATGCAACTTCAGTTGAAGGTCTTCAGCAGCTTAGATCTGCCGCTAGCAATCGCAAAGATGTTGTTACTGCCGTTGGCGATTGGATCTACGGCCAAATGCTTGATTCCGTACGTGGAAACCCTAGCTTAGAAGCAATCCAAGGTTGGGTTAATGGGAAGACTGGAAGGATGTTGCTTGATGTATTCCCAGAAGTCTATCAATCCAAGATTGCCCCAGAGCTTGCCGCTTTGGCTTCTGCTGAAAAACAACTAGAAGCTTCAGAGGTTAAAATTGCTAAGGCTAAAGAAATAGCCGCTGAAACTGGAGCGGTAACAACAAGGCAACTTCAACAGGCAACAGTTAAAGCAGAAACAGCTAAGGCAAGAATTCAAGAGCCTGCTCAAATAAAACTTCAAGACGCAAAGAAGGCCGTTCAGTCCAGTCAGGCTGCTGCTTACATTGGCGCTGCTCCAGAAGCTGCAATTGGCAAGGTTATCAACAGTGAAAACGCAGCCGTTTACATGACTGAGTTGGTCACAAGAGCCGCTCAGGACGAAAGCGGACAGGCAATTGAAGGACTAAAAAATGCGCTTAAGAATTACCTCAATGTTGCTGTGCGTAGGCCGGGCGAAGTGGCTTCAACAAAAAACACACTTAAACCGCTAGTGACGGCAGACCTATCATTGTCTCCGGCTCTATTAAACGAATACTTCCGTGAGGGCAGCTCGCAAAGAGCCGCAATTGAAATTCTGCTGGGTAAAGACTCTAAAGAACTTCAAGCTTTAGACAAAGCGCGGCGTCAGGTCGAACTGTACGCACGTCGGCGGCGATCTGCTGGCGGACAGTCTGTGACAAGCTTGAACCAGATGCTGGCTGGCGACCTAGATGTTAGCCTCGCTGAAACCACACTAAGCGTACTTGGCAGGCTTACGTCGTCCGTGATGCCAATGGAACTTAGGCGGGTCACTGGGGTGATGTCTGATCTCACTGATGTGTTTCGTACCATGTGGCGCGGAGATGTCGCCAAGAAAGCACAAGGCATGTTGGTTAACGCGATGATCGACCCACAGGCTGCAATCGAGCTTCTAAGGCCGCTAGACAGGCAATCCCTGCCTCGCATCAAGTCTTGGCTGCGCGTGTATCCACAGTCTGGAGCAAGCCTGCCGTTTAACGAAATTAACACTGACGAGCAGCAGCTCCCAAGCGGCACGGTGACAACTGATAACTTTACTGGTTACAGAATCGTTCAAACCGGAAAGAACTCATTTAAGTTGTACAACGATAAAAAGCAGCTTGAAGGTATTTTTGCTTCAGGTAATGACGCTAGGCGTGCAGCAGTTAGAAAAGCATTTGGATCAAAGTAACACTATGCCACTAAAGCAATCCGCATCCGAGAAGGCGTTCGTCCAGAACATCAAGACCGAGATCAAGCATGGCAAGCCACCCCAGCAGGCTGCTGCCATTGCGTACTCTGTGCAGAAAGCCGCCGCTACTAAGCGCAAGAAATAGCCTATGGCGAACATAACGCGGAAGTGGAAACGCTTCCTTGCAGTTTCATGCAGCCACGGCTTCATGGCTGACCAGGCTGTACTCAAGGAAGTACTCCGCTTTCGTGACCGATGGAAGCCTGACACGGTGCTGCATCTCGGCGATGCTATCGACATGACCTGCCTGCGCAGTGGCGCTATCACCAACGACAGCCACGACGCTACAGTTGACCCGGAGGCTGATCTTAACGATGGCCTAGCATTTATCTCTGCACTTTGTCCACAGCACTTCCTGCTTGGCAACCATGAAGCTCGGCTTGTCACGCTGATGAGCCACCCTAAAGCGATCATCTCGGCTCTAGCGACTCGCGTGTACCACCAGATCCACGACAGAGCTAAGTCGCTTAAGTGCAAGGTGTACGACTATAAGCTCAAGACTGGTTTCGTTGGTTTGGGAGACGCACTATTTCAACACGGCTATCTACACAGCGAGAACGCTTTGCGTGATTCCGCAGAGCGGATGTGTCACGGCAGGTACACCAAGCTTGTCATGGGTCACATACACCGTGTACAAATTGCTGAAGGACGGCGCATTAAGGGAGTGACTGGCTACTCAGTAGGGTGGCTTGGAGATCCCGAAATGGCTGGCTACGCGGAGAATAGGATTGCAACCACTACCTGGAGCAGAGGCTGGGCGTGGGGCGAATATACTGACACCGAGACAATTGTATGGCTGACAAAAGAAACAAAGGACGGGAGCTTCAAGATGCCAGTGTAAAGAAGGATTGGCTTTCTGAACTTGCAGAGACTTTAGCTGTAAAGCCAGCTCCACCAGGGTGGTACACGATCACTGACATTTCGCAGCGGCTTGGAATGGGCCGAACTGCAACAAGAACGCTGCTTAATAAACAGAAAGCGTTGACCGAGCGTTATTATCAAGTGACACCCGACGGTAGACGAGTTTTACTCACACATTACAAGCTATGACACCTGAAGAACGCGAGCGCCAAACTATCATCCAGCGAGCAAAAGACATTCTGTGTGAGTACTTTGAGTGTGGCGAGATCCTTGTTCAAGCTCAGGATGAGCATGACAACGACAACACGAACCGCTATGAGGCCGGTTGGGGCAATCGTTTTGCGCGCGACAGGCACATCCATCTGATGCACCAAGAGCGTGTCCTTGAACATTCTTGGTCAGAAGAGTGTGATGATGAGGATGATGACGATGATGACGAAATTCGTGCAAAAAAGTAGTTGCGCGTAGAAAAGCAACATGTAGCTTGCTCGTCATTCAGCGGATGGTCCGTTGATGAAACTTAATAAAAATGAAAGTAGCAACAATCGCAGACTTAGCGAACCTTGCCGATGGCAGCGTCATCGGTGAGATTAGAGTCACAATCAAGACGGTCTACCCACCCCGTACTGGGCAGGGCAAGTTTGGTGAATGGCGCGTACAGAACGCGGTAGTCCAAGATGCTACCGGCGAATGCAAGGCGTCATTCTGGTTGCCGGACGAGATGGGGGACCTTAAAGGCCAGATGGTGACCATCAAGTCACAAGCTGGCAAGAAGGGTCTTGAAGGGCTGTCAGTAAAGACGTCCACGCACAGTGGAGAGAACGAGCTGAAGGTTACCGACAAGGCGGCAATCATTGACGACGCGAGCGGCGCGTCACCAGTGGCCGGTCCACGCAAGCCAGTGCAGGCCTCGTCGCCTGTTTCGATTACGGTGGCTGACGCTAAGCGTGCGCTCTTCCAAGCTGCACAGCTTATGGCAGAAGCCATCAAAGCTGCTGAGTGGGTTGGGAAAGAAATTAAGGCGCTTAGTCCTGAACATCTCCAGGCTATCGCTACCAGCTTGTTTATCAGCGCAGATCGCGCGGGCTTTGCGAAGGCATTCCCCTTAGCGCAGATCAAGCCTGCGAAGGAAGAAGCCCCTGAGTTAGAGGAGGACGATCTCAAATGGTAAAAGCAAAAGATATCGCCCAGCTCGCAAACGTGTCACTTCAGACTGTTTTAAAGTGGGCGCGCGAAAACCGTATTCCTCATCACCGTATCAGCGCACGTTGCCTGCGGTTTGATGTGGTAGAGGTTAACGCTTGGCTACAGGCTAAACGCGATGCCAATAAACAGCAGGGCTAAAGGCTG